GCCTATCGAGTGTTGGACGCTAGGTTCTTCGGAGTCGCCCAACGTCGCAGACGAGTGTTCGTTGTCGGATACCTTGGAGACTGGCGTCGTGCCGCAGCGGTTCTATTTGAGTCCCCGAGCGGCCGCAGGGATACTGCGTCGCGCAGAGAAAAGAGGCAAAGAGTTGCCCCCACAGTTGTCAGCGGCCCTCCATTCAGTCGCACAGGAAACGCCAGAGTAGAGGCCGATGCCCTAGTTGCCCGCATGGTGGAGTTTGGTGAGTATGTTGACGATGGCACGGCTAACGCGATGAAGGCGCGTGATTATAAAGACGCCACAGATCTGGTCGCCCATGTCTTCACTACTGGAAGCATTGGAACTTACCGTCATGGCATTGGAACGCTACGCGCTAATGGCGGCGACATTGGTGGTGGTAGTGAAAATTTAATAACACAACCAGTCGCCCATGCCTTCAAAGTACGCCAAGGATGTGAAGGTGGTGACAAAGGTTATCTTGGTAGTGATGAACTAGCATTCACTCTGGCAACGCACCAAGACCAGCATATCGCGCAGCCGGTGGCGTATCAATCGTCTGATGGCGTTGTGCGCGAATGTGGGAATGTTATGGGAACCCTAGACGCAGCGGGAGAAAGCCGAGGCTCAAGCCAACAACGATTTCTGATGCAACAAATGGCTGTTCGCCGCCTGACTCCAACAGAGTGTGAGAGGTTGCAGGGATTCCCTGACGGTTATACCAACATCAAGGACAACTGTCCTGACGGCCCGCGTTATAAAGCATTGGGTAACAGCATGGCTGTACCTGTTATGCGCTGGATTGGAGAGAGAATTGACAAAGGCTGAAAAGCAATACATGGGTAAGGTGGCAGAGATTGGTTGCATCCTCTGTAAGCATTTGAACCTTGGTGAGACTCCGGCAGAATTGCATCACCCGCGTACTGGCACTGGTGCTGGACGCAGGGCAAGCCATATGGATGTATTGCCTTTGTGTTTTTTGCATCATCGTGGCAATGAAGGTTTGCATGGTATGGGACGAAAGGCTTTTGAGAAATACTACGGAATCACAGAACTTGAACTCTTGGAAAAGGTAAAAGAATGTCTGCGCTAGACACACAGATCGGCGGCACACACTACAAGAACTTCTCAATCGAGCCTATCGAGTTCATCCATAAGAATGGGATTGGATTCTGCGAGGGCAACGCTATCAAGTATCTGGTGCGATGGCGAGAAAAGGGTGGCAAACAAGATTTGTTGAAAGCCAAGCACTACATTGACTTGCTACTGGAGATGGAAGGTGAGTAAATTTTCTAGGGACAAGGGCAAGCGTGGTGAACGTGCCGTTGCCAACATCATCTTTGAACTGACGGGCTGGAACGCTCACAGACGCGTCAGGAACGACCACGGGGACACAGACTTGATTGGTGTACCGGGATGGGCAGTCGAGGTTAAGGATCACTCTAAGGCTACGATCGGAGACATCAAGGATTGGTGGTCGCAGACTTGTCGCCAGTCGAAGGGTCTAATCCCACTGCTGGTATACAAACGTCAGCGTGGAGAATGGCGAGCTGTATATCCATTGTGTGTACATTTGCACACCCAGGATGCAGACTGGTGGCACGACTTTGACTACACTGTAGAGTGCAGTCTTGAGTCTTGGGCAACTGTAGCGAGGGAAGTTTGTGGTGTTGAGTGATACGCGTCGTCAAGGTATGGGCTGTCTAGCCTATTGGATACGTTCTGAGAAGCACAGACGCAAAGAACTGATGGCGAACCTACAGACGGTCTACATGGCCCGCAAGACGCATCCTAAGCGCACCATGCACATCATCTGCGAGGCAATTCTTGATTGCTGGATTAAGCAACCCAAGCAGCTACCAGTAGCGGCAGATTACGGGCTAGAGATTACGACTCAGCAATTCCGCGAGGGCATCCAGATTGGTCTTGACATCTTGCAAGCGGAAATGGATGAGTATGTTCGCAGGGCAAGTAAAAAAGGGGCCGAAGCCCCTTGTTGATTACCAAATACATTAGATACTTAGATTATGAAGTCTGGGTGATTCGTCAGTTGCAATTCATGCGCTACCTGCATTAGTTCTGCTTGACTCTTTTTAGTCATAGCTGCACGAATGGCATTGCTAATACTGCGTGCTGCGTAGTCAACCATTCCTTCAGCGATGGCGTGGATTGCCATCTGTACGTCGCGTTGCTCGTTGCGTGTCATGTCTTATCTCCTTGTTACTACGTTGTCGATGAGCCATAGTCCCACAAATTTTTGCTGTGTGCTATCAGACTTTCTTATACTTGACACGCATGGAGCATAAGCATTACCTTATAGTCGTCTGATCTGGCAATCAGGCATCGTTCGGAACCCCGGTGTAGTGATAGGGGCTTGTGTGGTCAAAGACACTTCCGAACGGTGTCAGCGATTGCCCAAGCCAAGGGCCAAGCCTCTATCAGTATGTCGGGGTTTTTCTTTGGCTGTAGTAAGCACCGTAGTGGGCGGGTAACGATTGCGCTACGGGAAGAGGCTCCTACAAGCAAGGGATAGTTCTGAAACAGGAGCAAGGGCGTCGAAGTTAGCACCCTTGAACGAAAAGGCTGACGGGTGGGTGGCTCCGAGCGGAGATTACTCTGAAGGCACATCTAGGATAGTCTAGGTGTGTCCACCAAACAGAGATATTACCTAAACTTAATAATCGAAGGTAATACTAGATTTTGTTTTTAAGGGTTTTCTATTGTCTGCTCAATAGCTAGGTATTACTATAGAACTAGGTTTAACCTGGAGACTGATATGAAGAAGACTGCTGCTCAAAAGAAGATGGGTAAGGTGATGGGCGAATATAAGGAAGGCACTTTGCACTCTGGTAAGGGTGGCCCTGTTGTTAAGTCTCGCAAGCAAGCCGTAGCTATTGCAATGAGCGAAGCAGGCATGGCTAAGAAGGGGAAGAAGAAATGAAGAACGGTCTCTATTCCAACATTGCTGCTAAACGCAAGCGTATCGCTGAAGGATCTGGCGAGAAGATGCGTAAGCCTGGAACCAAGGGCGCACCGACTGCTGCTGCTTTTAAGGCTTCAGCTAAGACTGCTAAGAAGAAGTGATTATCTGGTTCAACCTCTTCCTGCTGACAAATGGACATCTAGTTTTACTAGAGACTGTTGAAACGCTAGAGGATTGCCAGAGTCTACAAATGTGGTATCAGACTCAAAAAGAAGGCGACTATCGTTGCCACTGGGTGCAGGTAGAAAAACTATGAAGAACTGTCCTATTGCTACTCACGACATCAGTGTAAATCTCAAGAATCGAGATAAAGCATTCGCTGAGTATGGATATGGCCCCGCTAATCCAGAAAATGATAACTCTGACTTCTGGAATGCTCGCGCTAAGGAGTGGAATACCTCCGTAGACAATGCGAAGACTATGCACTGTGGCAACTGCTCTGCATTCATCCAGACGCCCGAGATGATGGAGTGCATTGTCGGTGGCATCCAGCAGGAAGAATCGAACAGTGAGACTTATGCACCAGAGGTAGTCGATAGTGCAGACCTAGGTTACTGCGAACTGTTTGAGTTTAAGTGTGCTGCTGATCGCACCTGCTCTGCGTGGCTGGTCGGTGGCCCGATTACAAAGCCTATGACTGGCAAACAAAAGGCAATGCTGAAGTTTGCCAAGATGGAGTATTAATATGGAAACGATTAGCAAACTTGAGCGTGCGAAAAAGAAGCTGACTCCGGCTGAAATCCGTACTCTATTTGCTGATCTTGCAGAACCGTTCGTTCCTGGTCTCGGTGCAACACGCCAAGCAATGTCTGGCAACTATGGACAGGCTGCTATCTCTGGATTGCTAGACTTCGGTGGTCCTATTGGTAAGGCTGCTGGACTTGCTGTTCCTGCTATGGCTGGAATGGTAAAAAAAATCAACATAGCAGACATTGGATTTGACCCAAGATTTGATCCAAGATCAAAAGAACTAAGCAGGATTCTTTCAACATCAACAAATATAGATGTCCCTGAGAATGCATTTATTCCAAAAATATCTCTTTCTGAACTAGAAGGAAAACCATTTGTTACGTCAATGTCTGACAGAACTGCTGCCGGATCGGATTTGTTGAAGATAAATGATGTTGCACTGAATGCTCCAGTAAGACTGCGCGGTGGTCAGGGTTTTATGTTTGAAAATCCTGGGATGGTTTGGGCATCTGGAAAGTCTCCGGTTAAGCAAATCATGAGCGCAGCAGAGAAGGTAAAGTCTGAGACAGGACAAAATCCAATATATTTACCTTGGAGAATGGCTCCAACCGGAGGTGATTTTGCCTATATGACAGGCGAAACAATGCTTCGATATGCAGATAGCAATATGTCAAAGTCTGCAAAGGGACAGGTAAATAAAAGCATAAAGCAACTTATTCCAGGATTTAAGGGTATAAGCACAGAAGAGGGCATAAATCAATTTATCGCCGCTCCAGATGGCGTAAGAAAACAGATTATTAACAATCTTGATGTTAATTTTAGGGATGTTGGTGGTCTTAACATTGGTCAAGCTCGTGTAGCAGTCACTGATCCGAATCAGTTAACTGGGAAAGATGCAAACCTTATGGCCGTTGGAGAGATATTTGCTGGTTCTCCAGTCATTTCCAAATCAGGCCACCCGAGTTACCCATTCGGCGTTCCTGGTCGTGGACTTGGATTGCTTAACGATGAGGTTGGTGTTTTTGAATTGTTGCCGCAGGTTGTACGCGAAAGAGCAATTCAAAATCCAATTATGCCAAGACAAACAGATACGCGTGCGCTGCAAATGAAGCCTTATACTGGGGTAATCACAGAAGATATTCTTAGAGAAATTGAGCGCAGGAAAGGCCTATGAAAAAAACTCCAGCATGGACAAGGTCCGAGGGCAAAGCAAAGACTGGTGGGCTAAACGAAAAAGGTCGCAAGTCTTACGAAGCCGCTAATCCAGGCTCTGACCTAAAGGCTCCGGTAAAGGCTGGTGACAATCCTCGTCGCGCTAGTTTCTTGGCTCGTATGGGCAATATGCCAGGGCCAGAGCGTAAGCCGGATGGTAGTCCTACTCGCCTGCTGCTATCTCTAAATGCATGGGGAGCATCTAGCAAGGATGATGCAAAGAAGAAGGCATCAGCAATCAGCGCACGAAACAAAAAGAAATGAGCCACGAGAGCCAGATTAACTTTGTGCATCGTGTCCAGTCGATGTACCCAAGTTACTTCAACAACTGCAAGGTACT